AGGGGATACAGAGACATTGATACTTGAGCTATCCGTTACAGATATACTCGGAGCATCCGAAGAAGGTACGGTGATGTTCACCGAATCAGATGGTGAATTGACTGTTACCGTAATATTCGACATTATGCGTTACGTATTGTCACGTCCTCATTGACTGTAAACGCACCAAAGAGCCAAGTCTCAATCTTAGTTATTGATTGGCTGTTGTTGATGGAATTTGCCTGAAAGTCATAGACGTATGACCCCCCTGGGATCTGTGCCATTACATCGGCCTCAACCTTAAGCTCTACCTCACCAGCGCTCCCATCATTTAGAATAGTAACCGTCAAGGGTCTAGTCAATCCAGAAGCAACAGAAGTTTCATCTGTAGACAAGAGAGCTTGAGCCCCATCATCAGTATCAGACTCTCTCACATCCATGCTAAAGCTGTAGTTCGCCACAGTGCCAGCATCGGGGTCAGTTTGACCCAAATCGATAGGATTTGTTCCGTCTGTAAAAGTAAGCCTCAATACAAAGGTGTCACCACGGCGACATGTGATGTCTAACTGTTGTGAAATATCTAGATTTACCGAACTAGCCATCTTATATCATGTTTGAAATTTGATCACCACCCTGCTCTTCTTCAAGCTCACCTCGGCGGTCTTTCCGCTGAGACATAAGCTTAGATTGCTGAACGGCTTGCTTCTTAACTCTGTCGTCTTTTCTATCCTCCTTGAGGACCTCCAGCTTTTCTCTGAACTCTTTGTCATCAGTCTTGAATCCGAGAGATGCTTGGATCTTGATGTTTTCAATCTCCTTGCGGAGCTCGTGAGTAGCTTGCGCCACCATGATCTCAGCTTGAGCTTTGGCTTGGATCTTTTGGAGTTCAATTTGGGCCTCCATCTGAGCCTTCTGAGCCTCAAGCTGCGCTGAAGCCTGCTGTTGCTGCTGAGCCAGCTGAGCCTGTTGCTGCTGCATCATCTGTTGCTCTTGCATCATCAAAGCCTTGCGCTTCTTTCTACGAAGCATCAAAAGCCTTTCGGCTTGGTCTATATCCTTCAGGTCTCTGATAGCCATGGCATCCTCAAGGTCTATTTCCTTTTGACCAAGGGATATCTGAACCATCTGCTCAAGCTGAATCTTGTCCTTCTCGTCCATCTCCTTGATAACCTTGACACCAAAGTTGAACATGGATAGGTCAGAGAAAGAAGAAAGGACTTTCATGTTGGACTCCCCAATAGCATTGGAGTACGATTGAAAAACCTTAGACCCTCTGGGCACAATCTGAAGGCACCTTACGATGTCGTCACACACCCGCTTGAACAACAGCATAGAGCTATTGGTGATATCGTAAGTAGCGTTGTTAGACGCCTTGATAGCCTGCTCTCTTACCCCTACAAGCGCTTCGCTGTTAGGAGAGCTTGCATCCATCACCTCGTTGATTCCCGTGGAATCTCTGATGAGCCGCAGGTAGTGGTTGTACAAACCAATAAGCTCATTGATGTTTCTGATGCTATTCCCGATCTCACGAATCGGTGGGTTTTGGAATCCACCCTCTGGGTTCTTGCTCCTGTAGTAGAAGACACCAGTCTGTTCGTAGATGTCGTGAAGGTCCAACGGCTGGAGCTCACCCCCCTTTCCGAGCTGTACATTCTCCAAGCCTTCGATGTCAATGATCAACCCGTCAGGCTTAGCCTTGGCGATGGCCTGCTGGATCTTCAGGTGAGTGAGCTGAAGCATGTCAGCAAATCCCAAGCAACCCCCAATCAATGACTTAGGCATCATATCCTGGAGGTTGGTAGCTGAGATAGAATACGAGAGTCTCGCTCTAGAAAGCTCGTGTTGGTTTCTAGGAATGTCTTTCTTCATGCCGTAGCCGAAGAGATATCCGCAGCCAAGAACGTAGCTACCCCCATACACCGTTGTGATGTTCATAGGGACAGACACCCTCTCAGTCAGGCTGTTTTGTCTTTTCTTGTAAGAGAAACCTTTGTTGTAGAATCCTGTGTTCCCAAATCTGCTGGTCTTCTCTTCGAAGTACATGGTGTCAACAGACAAGAACTCAAAGTCCAAAACCTCTACCAAGTATTCATCATACCCGTAGTGGGTTCTACCGTTCACCTCGTCCTAGTGCCTTCTATTGTAGGAAGATGAATTGTTCCCGTGCCTCCCCATAACCTTTTGAGCAATCTTATCATATTGCTCTTCTGTCAGCTGATCTCCAGCGAGTCTCTTCAACTCCTGTATAGAGATCTTCTTGACGTGACCAGCGTATACAACGTCGGAAAAGTTAGGGTCTTCGGTGTAGCTATGAACAAAGTTTATGGGGTCAACATAGCTTGTCGTGATACCATAGTTGGGATCGTTGTCCCTCTTCACAACAGCCATGCCGCAAACCGTAAGGTCTTCAACGCATCTACGGAATGTGGTGTCATTGAACTCATTCCAGTGGAGCGTCATGCTTGCACCAATCTGAGCAGCCACTTCTGCATCAGTCTTGATGCTAGACCCCATAAATATCTCGGCCTCCTCCAGTGTCTCAGGTATATCGGCAGGGTCTTTGCTGACAGTCATACCTGTCTTTTCTTTCAGCTTTTCAAGCTCTTTTCTTGCGAGAACCTCGGCCTCCATCTTCTTCTTCTCCATGTCCTTGTATGAGGACGAAAGAGGATCGATAGCCTCGACATTTGGGTAAGGTGATCGAGACAAAACATTGTTTACAACAATGCGAGAAAACTTAGGGAGTATTGGAACTGGAGTAAAATCCAGGTTCAACAGTGTTCCGTCACCACCGTTGGGATCAAGGGATGTGAGTAGCTTCTTGTAGATTACTGTATCTTGCGTTCCGTTGGCGTACTTTCTGTTCTTCTTGAACGTATCGTACCTCTGCTTGAACAAAGAGTTGCCATCATCTACACTACCCCATTGGTTTTCAATGGCCTTCGCATACTTTTGTCCATAGCCCTGGGAGGCTTTCTCCTCCGCTGAGGCCAATGGATTCGGAAATCCCTTACCCGTCTTGGCTCCGAAATTGTTATTGTACATTACTGGGGATTATCTGCATTTCTGCAAATATAGTAAATGATGGATTCTCAGTTGATTTTATACCTTCTGAAGAACCTTTTGTCTACAAAGTTTGCTGGCTCTTTTTTCTTTTTGACTTTCTGAGCAGCCAAAAGACACAAACCAGAACTTATGCTAAGGTCAAACTTGGTTCTGTTGTCGATCTTGAATCCTATCCAGTCCTCCAGCGTCCTGTCGAAATACATCTTCCCCATCTCACCAGTATCGTAGTGTATGCCTACGTGGTCGTGGATGTATGCCTCAATAGCGTGGGCGTGGGCCTGGATAATGTCCTGAGAGTTAGAAGGTATTCCTTTGGTCTTTGACTTCATGGAGCTGTTGGCAGCAACCAAGTGCCTAGGCCTGTCCATGAGATACCCATCGTAACCACGCTGCTCAAAGTATCTGGCTATCCCGTACTTGTTGTTTTCAATTAAGAGTGGGTACCCGTAAAATACAGCGGCCATCAAACAGTCTTCGTAGAAGATCTTAGCCAAAGGCGGACGGGACGCATACTCCAGCACAAACATGTTCGATGGGTGCTCCATGTGAAACTTGTTGTACAGGTGTAGCGCTCCTTTCGACCCCCGTCCATCGACGGTGGCGTCAAGGTCGTAGGAGTCAACCCCGCCTACCCCCAGCTCTGCATTAGGCGCAATACGTTTGTTTCTGTCAAACTTCTTGAGATTCCTGATCTCCTTAGGAGGCATCCATGCTACCCTGAACCTACCGTTGGGGTCAGGGCTGAATACAACCTCCGTATCTTTTTCTCCATTCTTCCATAGGAAGTTACCTACAACAACAGGATTCGGGAACAGCTCTTCATTGTGCTGGACCTGCTCATATATCTTTCCGATATTAAAGAGACTACCATCGATACTATCACGAAAGGCTTCGTCCTCTGTAAAAGGAAACTGCCTAGTTACCTCGTTGAGCTCAGAAGCGTCGTTTTTAAGGGCTTCGCGCTCGTTTTTGAGATAAGTTCTAGCTCCTATGGTTACGTCTTCTCCGTCGAGGCCATCTACAGGTTCTGGAGGGTTTTTTACTACGGGGTTCCCGTACTTGTCAAAGAATCCTTCAAGGGATTCATACGCAGGGATGAATAATCTGTACAGCCCGCTCCTGGTTCTACCATTCGCGTTCCTCTCGATAGGGTTCGAATCCTTCCAGAGGTCCTTGTATTCTCTTCCCCCTTTGTCCATCGGATTTACGGTGCTTCCCACCATTGCTTTTCCGACGATTTTTCGCCCGACGATCAAACACGTCCGTTGAATCCTCCAGGCGTCTCTTATGTCTGTAGGTTTTTCCCATTTTCCAGCCTCATCTAGGTACAACAGGTGAAGTTTCTCACCGTCGTATGCGTTGTTGGTGGTGTTTTTCCAGTTTATGACCGTATTAAGAGCCTCGCCCTTCGTCGCAGTCTTATTCTTCTTCGTGATTCTCTTCCTCGGCCCGCGAAAAGCCAGCTCCATGCGCGGATTGGTCGTTCCATCCTGTATAGGTTTGAAGAAGAAGGGGTAGTGCCTGAACATTTGCACGACCTTCTTCATGAATATATTCTCCTGGGCGTCCTTACCAGTCTTTGACTGTATCCCCAAGAGCTTGTCTTTTACTTGCGTGGCTTCGTCAAGCAATACGGCAGAGCAGATATTAGTGTATCCGCTCCGCCTGCACTTGGTATATAACTGCCCGATACATC